AGCCTCAGCCCACAGGGAACGGACTTCGACAAGAGCCTGATCTACTTTCAGGAAGAGGGTCCTGTCAATGAGTGGTGGTTAGCCTTTCAGGTTGCTACTACTTATGGACTGGATAAGGAGACAATGGAGAATCGCATCCAATGGACCAGAGACAATGTGTCTTTGATTCAACAGGTTGCTGAGGATCCAGAAGGAACAATCAATGAGTGGTCAGTTGCTGAGGAACCCTGGTGTTTCTTGGCTGCTGCTCTTGAGTATCACGCTTGCGTCATCAAGGGAACCAAGTTGACCTCTGGTCTTCCTGTGTCTGTTGATGCTACTTGTTCTGGTCTTCAACATCTTTCTGCTCTTGCTTTGGACAAAACAGCTGCGGAAATGGTCAATGTGGTCCCAACAGATAAACCATCTGATGGCTACAAGATCGTTGCTGAGAAGGCAAAAGATGTCCTTCCTGCTCATCTCCATCCTTTGATGAACCGAAAGGTAACCAAGAGAACTGTCATGACCACGCCCTATGGGGTTACGGAAAACAGTGCTCGTGATTACATCCGTCAGGAACTTAAAGGGGTGGAGCTGGAGAAAGGAGAACTTCAAGCCATCGTAAAGGCGATCTACCGTTACGCTGTTCGAGAGGTCTTTGCTGGCCCTTGTAAGTCTATGGAGTTCATCCAACGGGTTGCTGGGGAACAGCTTAAAAAGGGAAAGACAACTGTTGAATGGGTCACCCCATCTGGCTTTCCCGTGGTTCAGGAGTATCGAAGGAACGATCTGAAGCCCGTACAGACCCGCCTTCTGGGTCAACGGATTCAGACCTGGCTGAACAAGGAGTGGGATGACCGCCCCTTGGATGGGTCTAAGGCCCGCACAGCAGCCGCTCCGAACCTGATCCACAGCCTTGATGCTGCTCTGCTTCATCTGGTCTTTGCTGAATGGGACAAGCCCTTCACCGTCATTCACGACTGTGTGCTTGGTAGGTCCTGTGACATGGATGAGATGGCTGGCAGCATACGTGACAAGTTTGTTGAGATCTATTCTCAGCCTGTGCTCAGACAATGGGCAGAGACGTTGGGGGCAGAGTTCGATGAGTCTGTCATGGAAAACACTTTGGACATCAACGATGTTCAAGCATCCTCTTACTTCTTTTGTTAATGGCTGATCTTCCTTTTCAAGAAATCATCGACGAAGCGATTGAAAAGACTGGCTTTAAGCGGTCAGTTGTTGAGTTCCTTTGGGATGAGTTTCTTGAGGATCCAAATCGTGGGGACTTCTTTGAGTACCTTGGTGATATGCTTGGTGATGCGGCGTTTGTAATTGCTGCGTCAAAAGGTTTCAGCATCAACGGTTGTCTTGAAGCATTTGATGTTGGCTACACCATTGCCACCGATGGTTATCTTGAGGAAGACCTTGAGGGTATCATCGACAGCATCGAACTTAGTGGACTGCCCAACACTGAGGATGACTCAGAAGAAGGCTGATCTCACTAACCACTCCTACCTACTCTACAACCCTGTTATGTCCGAAGGACGTTTCATTATCACGACCACCCTTGAGGGCTTCATCAATGCCCTTAAGCCTTCTGGAAAGTTCAACAACTGTACGATCAGTTTTAAGATTCCAGAGGCTGACATCCCTAAGTTTGACGCAGCCTATGAAAAGGTAATTGCTGTTGCCAAAAACAAAATGGCAGGCAAGCGTCATACGGAAGAGCTTCCGAAATGGGATGTTGATGGCCTGGTCAAGTACTCATACGGTGGTGAAAGCTCCACGCCCATGTTCCCCTGGGTGGATGCTGATGGGCAGCCGATTGATCTGGACACACAGATCTGGAAAGGTACTGTTGTTCGATTGATCATTGACCTGCGTCCCTACACGTATGCTACAAAAGTTGGGTGCTCCTTTAAGATTCGCGGGGCACAAGTTATCAAACTGGTTAGTTCTGGAGGTTCTGATAGCGGCGGGCTGGATGAAACTGAAGTGGCAGCTCTCTTTGGTAAGGTGGATGGATTCAAGGCTGATAGCCCTAATTTTGAACCCACCGAAGACCCCGGTGTGATCTTCGGTTATCTGACCCCTGCTCCCTTTGGTTACGATGACGACGACTTGCCGTTCTGATGCCGAAGTACCGGAGCCGTCTCGAAGAAAAGCTGGCCCGGTGGTTTGAAATCAATGGGTATGAGTTTGAATACGAAACCCTTCGCCTCAACTACACCGTATCAGCTGTCTATACCCCTGACTTCATCCTTCCTAATGGAGTGATCTTGGAAGCCAAGGGGTACTTCAAACCGGAAGATCGGCGTAAGATGCTTGCCGTCAGAAAGCAACATCCAGACCTGGACATCCGCCTTGTGTTTCAGGCGCCACACAATACGCTCACAAAAACCAGCAAGACCACCTACGCTATGTGGGCGGAAAAGCACGGGTTCTTGTGGGCCCCTTCCCACTCAATTCCCTTAGAATGGTTCGAGAATCCGAGTCCGAATTCGTAAGGCACGAACCATGCCCAGCCTGTGGGAGTAGCGATGCCAATGGCCTCTATACTGATGGTCATTCGTATTGCTTCTCCTGCGGTCACTGGAGCCCTGGTTCCGATGATCAATCCATCACTCACAAGCCTCGCCACCATCGCATGGAACTCACCGGGGACATTGTGCCCCTTAGAACGAGAAACCTCCTTGAGGAAACCTGCCGCAAATTCAATGTCCGCCTTGACCGTGATTCGAAGGTTGTTCAGTTTCCCTACTACTCCCAAACAGGACACCTTGTTGCGTATAAAGCTCGTGATGTTGAAAAGGATTTTCGATGGGTAGGTAAGAACGAGGACCACACCCTGTTCGGTCAACAGCTTTGGGGTCAGGGCAAGTCCCTGGTCATTACCGAAGGCGAGTTTGACTGTCTCAGTGTGTTCCAGGTCCGCAACAGCTGGCCCGTGGTTAGCCTTCCAAATGGCGCCCAGGCAGCCAAAAAGGCTCTCCAGCATCAGCTCAAGTGGATCCTTGGGTTTGAAGAGATCATCCTTCTCTTTGACAATGATGAAGCCGGAATCAAAGCAGCACAAGACTGTGCGAGTCTATTCCCACACGACCGGCTCTTCATCGCCCGTACATCCCCTTACAAGGATGCCAATGAGGCCTTGATTGCAAAGGACACTGACGCCATCCGTCAAGCCCTTTGGAACAAGAAACAGTACACTCCGAAAACCGTTATTGATGGTCGCGACCTTTTCGATCTGGCCACTCGTCCCCTTCATGGTAGAGACGCTGACTGGCCTTACGCTTCTCTCGACACCATCACCGGAGGACTTCGCAGAGGCGAGCTGGTTACCGTTACCGCCGGTTCCGGAGTTGGTAAGTCCACCTTCTGTGGGGAAGTAGCCCAGGCACTGGTTGACCAAAACCAAAGCGTGGGTTATATTGCCCTTGAGGAGAGTCTTCAGCGGACCGCCCTCCGACTTATGTCGGTCAAAGCGAACCGTCCTCTCCACCTAAACAACGAGCTACCTACCGATGATCTCAAGACTGCGTTCGAAGCCTCGCTGGGAACAGGCAGGGTTTATCTGCGAGATGGTTTTGGTTCTGTGGACCCTGACGCAATTCTTTCCGACTGCCGCTTCATGGCTCTCGCAAAGGAAGTTGGTTGGATCATCCTTGACCACTTGTCTATCCTCATGTCTGGTAATGAGTCACACGACGAGCGCAAGCTAATTGATGTGACCATGACCAAGCTTCGTTCCTTTGTAGAGGAGACTGGCATTGGTATGATTCTCATCAGCCATCTCAAGCGTCCTCAAAACGACAAGGGACATGAAGACGGTGCTCAGGTCAGCCTTGGTCATCTTCGGGGTAGCCATAGCATCGTGCAACTTTCTGACATGGTTGTGGCGCTTGAGAGGAACCTTAGTGAGGGCAACAGTATTGCCAACATCAGGGTTCTTAAGAATCGCTTCAACGGACAGACCGGTCCTGCTGGTAGCATCATGTTTGATAAGACCACAGGTCGCATGACTGAAGATCTTACCGCTGCTTTTAATGTCACCCCAACTGCTTCACCTAGCCTTGACTACACAGACTTCTGAATCCTCTCATGATCTTTGTCCCTGCGGCTCTAGCTCCTTCTTCCTTTCTCAGATGGAACCCGCTGGTTATTTCTGTACTGAGTGTGGTCGTCCTGACGCGCTTACTCAGTCAATCCTGGAGCTTGAAGAACCTGGACAATGGTGGGGGTAACTGATGAGATTATTGTTTGACATTGAGACAAACGGACTACCACGCCAAGGCCTGACCTGCGTTCACTGTATTGTGGCAAAGGATCTGGATACTGGAGAGGTATTCCGTTACAACGATACAGGAGGCTCAGAATCAGTAACTACCGGCGTCAACATGCTGGCGGAGGCTGATGTTCTTGTCGGCCACAACATCGTTGGGTTTGATATTCCAGTCATCCAAGAGATCTACCCGTTCTTTGAGTTTTCGGGAAAGACTTATGACACCTTGATCATGAGTCGAATGTTCTTTCCGGACATCCTGTCCCGTGACTTCCGTAAGAAGCCGATTGGAATGCCAAGCAAGCTTTACGGTAGGCATTCTTTGGAATCTTGGGGTTATCGACTTGGTGATTACAAGGGACAGTTCGCTAAGACTACTGATTGGTCTGAGTGGTCCAAAGAAATGGAGGACTACTGCGAGCAAGATGTTCACGTCGGCATGACTTTATTTGAGTTGTTCACCTCTAAGCTGAATAACTTCGATGATTCCATACGACTGGAGCATGATGTTGCCCGCATCATGGCCAAACAAGAATGGTCTGGCTGGCCGTTTGATGTTAAGGCTGCTCAGCAACTAGAGTCCGTTCTCAGAACAGAAATG